GCCTTGTGATGTACCATCATTTGCACCACCTTCCAACCTCAAAGTTTTTATAAAACTTGTATAGCCTAGACCTATGTGTGCTTTTGTAACCGATCTATCTAATGTTATTGACCCACCTGACACTGTTTTGTCTGCATGTGCAGAACCATCTGCAAGTATTTGTACTGACTGCCCTTCAAGGTGATTAAGTCCTGTAATTGTTGTTGTGGCTGATCCTGAGTATGTCAATCCACTATCAACAAAAAAAGCATCTGTAATATCTGATCCAAAGTTTATTGATTTAAGAAATACTATGTGTCTTGTTGTTACACTGTTTATTGTTAGTTTTACACTTAGATAAACCTGATCTTCTGCACCACTAGGTATAGCTGTGATACTTTCTACAACACCACTGCCACCAAGAACATGACCATGCCATCCAACAGTTCCATTTGCTCTATCGTATGTAAGACCTATCAACTCACCATTTGCACTTACAAACCAAAGTATCAACTCAGGCTCTTGTTGCCATATCATATCTGTCAAACCACCTCTAGTGATGTGATCTGCAAGTACAGTCAAATCTACTCCAAGTAATCCATCTGTATCTAAATCAAACGTAATCTCTTTAACTTTCTCTGTACCTTTCTGCACAAGTATAGTTGAGTTTCCTGCTCTAAGTGGTCTTACCTGTGATGTACCAAATGTTGTTTCTCTCAAAACATTGACATTCGTTGGTGTAACTGGTTGTGTTCCTGTGCCACCTGACAAAGTAAACTCAGCACTTGTTGTAAGTATCTGAAGAAATCTACCTGGCAAAAGGTGTTTGATAACATTCACTTGATCTGATGCTATGGTGATGTTCACAGCATCATCATCATTTATACCTGGTGTATGATTCTCAAAGTCAGCAGACACACTGCCAAATATACTTTGTGGTTGATGCGTTGTTCCTGCAAAGAATAATCTTTCTTCATAAAAAGCTAGTGCCTTTGGAAAGCCACGAACAGAACTAAATGCACCCTCACTCCACTTTGTTGTAGGATTGCTTGATCCAACTACTGAAGCTGGTAGTGTACTTTTAACATCTGCTGTTACCTGTGTTGCACTTGTAAAACCAGTAATCTTGATAAATCCAGTACCACTATGTAAAAACTCCCAGTCTATATCACCATAAGTCTCTGTGCCTTTTGTGTGAACTGGTGCTGTTGTGCTACTTGTATGTGATCCTGAGTTTGATTTCTTGTAAACATTATCACCATTACGAACTGTAGCATTTTGTGCATAACTTGTTGATGCTGCCCACGCATCATGGTTTACCTCAATGATTTCTCTAAACCTGAACAATGCTCCAACATGACCAGACTCAAAC